AGCGCTGTAAAACCTTGCCAGTGCTAGATTAAAGGTCTGCCAGACACCAGACCAGACCAGACACCAGACCAGACCAGACACCAGACCAGACCAGACCAGACCAGACCAGACCAGACCAGACCAGACCAGACCAGACACCAGACCAGACACCAGACCAGACACCAGACTAGACACCAGACTAGACACCAGACCAGACACCAGACCAGACACCAGACCAGACACCAGACCAGCTCCAGCTCCAGCTCCAGCTCCAGCTCCAGCTCCAGCTCTGGCACTTAAGCAGCATACATAATCTGATTATCTATTATATGTCCTTGATTATATTAGATAATATTATTTATTATTAAAAAACCCGTTTGTTAGGCGGGTAATTTTTGTATATTTCAAAATCTATTAGGAGACGCAATTTTCGATTAGATTTGATAGACGCTTTTTTCGATTAAGTTTTAAAAGACGCAATTTTTGATTAAATTTCATTTAACCAGCACCATCTTAGGCTGTGGATTTTCTTCTACCATCCTGCGCAAGTCCGACTTGGAATAGTCAGCCATCTCTGGACACGCAAAAATATGCTTCTTCGTGCCAAACTCTCTAGATTTAAGCCTTCCGCAATCAACCCATCCTGCTTCTTTTAACGCGTGTAGTAGTGCAGCCTGCGGCACTTTTACGCCAGATGGAGCAGAGCCAGCCAGACGATCACATAACGCATGGAACGGTGAACCGATCACGCCTTTATTAAACTCCCCTACCCTGTTGCGTAACATCTCAACTAAATAGCTCTCTGCCATGCTCATGCCATGCTCGACTAAGTTAGCCTTGAACTCTGTCCACATCGGCGGTGCAGACGGGTTAAATTTAGAAACATCACGGCAACGCAAAAAGTGAGCGATTGCATAAAAACCACCAGAGCGATACCAGTCCCACATCTGCTTGGCTTTGTTGGAGTCCATGCGCTCTGCCGTACTCCATACACAAAACCAACGCCTGTCTTGACTAGCCAGACTGATAGGCACAGGGTCATTAGAGAACGCCAGGACAAACAAGCGGTTTGCCATCATGTACGGGTGCAAGCCCTTGCGATTAATTGGCAGCATCTCAGGTGGCGCAGCTATGATTGGTTTGAGTTGGTTAGCCAGCTGACGACGCGTTGCAGCGTCAGGCTCTTTTAATTCGTTAATGATCAAGATCTCTGACTCTAGCTGATAACCCCACTGGCTATTGACTGAGTTGTTATCCATAATCCCGCGATTTTTTAAATGGTTTCCGCAGACTGCCCAGATGAATGGCGCCCAAAAGGTGTCTTTGCCTGACCCCTCATCACCAGCGTGAAGGATGGCGTGGTTTACCTTGATCTCTGGATATTGCACCTTAAACGCCATTACATCAAAGATATGGTCTAACTCGGCTTGCTCAGGAACAAGAGCGTGGCAGTGATCCATCCATAAGGAGATGTCATTAGACGCTTTTTGCGAATCTATTTCTGGACGCGCATCACGCCAACGATTGCCAAACAAATCGCCATCACGGGTAACGATCACACCTTCGCCCGCAGCGTAGGTCACACCAACTAGCGCTTTAGCACCGTTGGCTTGACGGTTCTCGTCAAAGCAGATTGATGCCTCGACTTTACGTCCAGTATGAATAGACTTGCAAGGCACGTGACGGAACAACGCGTTAAACGTCTGGCGACTGACTTCACGCCGGTCTTGCATATCAAAGTAAGACTCATCATCTTGGATGTAAGCAAAACGCTCATACCAGTTGGCTTTTTCAATCCTGCCCAGCTCTTTACGCTCAACCTCGGCAATAAGTTCTGCTGCGGTGTCACGATAGACTTCGTTTGGGGTCAACTTGGACAATGCCATATTCATCTTTTCTGCTAGTAACTCATCACGCAAACCATGATCCACCTCGGGGCCACCATTATCAGCCACCCAATCTAAAAACATCTGCGAACTAAACTCGACGCAGTGACCATGCAAACAGCAGTAACTACGATCTAAGGGTTTGTAACGCCCTTCGATGTTGCCATCGGTATGCTCAGCGTTGTTAGGGCAAACCACACCCATCCAGCCTTCGCCATTAGCTGCCGACATAATCATGCCCTGCTCGTTCAACCAAGTGACCACCGAGTCCTTGCCAGTGTCAGCCAAGCGAATGGCTACGTTCGTTGCCGTGTCAGCAGGATCAGGTGTGACAGCTAGAGCGACACATATATCCTCTAAGTTGTATTCACGCTCAGGGTGAAACTCTACTAAGACAGAAGCGAAGTTACCGCGCCCTGGCTTTAGGTTTACAGAACCTGGCAAGCGGAAGTTCCGCACTGCGTTAGTAGCGCCTGGATCGGTGTAGCCTGCCTTAGCTATGGCTTTAATTGCTGCGGTGAAGTCACCCTTGGTCGGTTGCTCTTTGAACGCGTAGCCCCACTGGTACGAGCCTTCGGACGTTTCCATAATCCATGTAGGCGCAAGGGGTGGCTCTTTGGACTTGGTGCCGATGTCATCTAGCATCATCACAAGGACGTATTCACAGTTGGCGGCTGAGGCTGACACCTTACCATCGGCAAAGCGATCTAGGATAAACGAGCCTGTATTGCCGTAGATTGCCCAATCAGTCTTGATCTTAGCTGTTGGCAAGAACGCAGGCCAAGTGCATTTAATGGCGCCGTCCGCATGGGTCTGCATCATCCCGTTGCCATCTAACTGTGGTTTTTGTCTAACAATTAAAGCAGTTTCGCCTTCTGGCGCTAAATTGGTGATATATTCAACAAAGTTCATTTATGGACTACCTTTCGTGAGGGTTGCCCCCTAGCCTAAAAACTAGGGGGTTTTTATTTTATTTTCCGTACCGCTGCATTGCATAAATCTCTACGCCTAAGGGTATCCCTGTAGCCCAATCGGGCGGCGTACACATCACACGCTCCATCTCAAGTGTTACTTCTTCGGGTCTATCTGTTTCGACCACAATTTCATCATGTACGTGTAATACGACATTATCCAATTGACGTAAAGAATGTCTAAGTAAATCATTGGCAACGGCTTGGGTGATATTTTCACAGGCTAATCCTTTCCACAATCTTGCTCTTGGCCATTCTTTTGCATCGGCTGCGGGCTTCCATGCAGCTTTAGCGTAGGTGACGCCATCTGCATCTAATTTAGCAAATGGGTAACAAAGAACTCTGCCCGAAGGTAGAGCATACCAAAGATGCTGACCATCGTACATATAGGTAACCCTACCCGCGCCAAATTCATGCTTAGGGTTACGCATCGCCCTTGTGTAAGCTGATTCTAAGTCTTGCCAATATGGAAGCGCCCACGGATTAGCTGCACGCCAGCCTGCAACCATACGCTTGGCTTGTGGCTCAGGTAGTAATATGCCATAGGCTCTACCCATTGCCGCAAACGCGCCCACACCGCCTGCAAATCCACAGGCTAACTCTTGTACTTTGCCAATTTGTCTTTGGTCGCTTGTAACTTCTTCGACAGCGACGTAGAAAGTTGCGGAGGCGTTAACTTTATAGACGTCCTCTCCACGTGCAAAGAGAGATAGCTTCTTGATACCTGCATCACAGTTTGATAGCCAGGGGTTAACTCTTGCTTCGATTCCTGACCAATCGGCAACAACCAGCGAGCAGCCTCGTCTAGGGATAAGGGCGGGTCGAAGCATACCTTTGAGTACGTCCGTGACCCGCTTTCCAAAGGTAGGGACAACTGCGTGGCCTCTAACCATAGCTTGTCTAACGGCATCAGGATCCTGAACGCACCTTCGGGTGAAGTTGTGGACTTGGGCGCCGTAGCTACTGGCTCTGCCTGTAGCGCTTCCACCTGCGAAAACAAACGCCCCACGAACGCGGTGATCTTCTTCATCGGCTAAATCCTTTAATCGTTTAAATTTCGCAACACTAGACGCCCATAGGTCGTCCGCACATTGGATAACATCCGCAACTTCCGGCGGTATCTCATCGGGGTTTTCTTCAGCAAAAATAAGTAGGTTAGCTCGAACTGACTTGTCGATCGAATATTTCTTATTGCCATCTTTATACACTTCCATTAATTTTTTAGCTTCGTCGCCAACGCGCTCAAGCACCCATTCACGCATTTTAGGGCTACGAACCGAGGTGATCTCACCTTGCGTTACTTCAGCAACAATCTGCTCAATCTCTTGTAATTCCTCGTCAGCATAACGCACTGCGGCCTCGCACAGGGGCTTATCAAGCAACACACCGCGATCATTGATGCGCTCGTTGATTTGGTAATCAAGCAACTCCTCATCGGACAACTGGCGCATCGCTTGTGAGATAGCCCGCATGGTTCTCACATCCTGTAGAGCGTAGTTACCCATTTCTGCCAACAAGGTGGGGTCTGTATTGAATGTACCATCTGCCTTGGGGATACACAACAGACGGATCAATTGATTGCCTCGGTGATCCTTACGCATACTGCTGCTAGCAAAGCGCCCAACGTCCTCAAGTGAGCCTGGCGCGCAGTTAGCCCGCGCTTGTGCTGCCGTGCAATACCACTGCGACAACACAGGGGTAGGCACCTTGAAATCTTGGCATAGGACGAACTCGGTAATGAGGCGATCAAAGCCTGCATTGTGCGCCCTGATCTGATCTTGGGTAAAAAAGTGTTGTGCTATGCGCTTAGAAAAAGGTTGGTTAGGCGTCCATAGAACAACGTCCTCATCATCAAAAGCATACGCCATACAAATGATTTCGGTGCTTGGATCCTGAGCATAGTTATAAGACCCACGGGTGCGTAAATCGCACCGTGAGCGTGTTTCGTAATCAAGCCAAAGTATTGTCATAAATAGGTAGGGGTGTCGATTTGGTTGCTATTGCGCGCGTGCCGGAAGGCAGAAAAAAAGCACACTTGCAACATCCTCGAGGGTCTGCCTAACCACCCCTATTCATTTAACCGCGACGACGGCGTGCAGGTTTAGCTTCAACAGGCGTATCTTCTTCAAACTCAGATTCAATCTCCAAGTTAGGTTCTGTTGCTGTTGAACCATCCATGCCTGACCAATCCATTACCTTAAATACAGGCGTAAAGATACGGCCATAAGACTTGTGGGTGTAATGCTCTTTACCCAACTCAACTACAGGAACAGGATTCTCCTGATCTTTTTCTACTTGTGTGGCGATTGCAACTGCTAACGCTTGAACCGCTTTTTTACCGCCAACTGACGTTGTGGTATAACGCGCTTCCATATCTGCATCAGCGCCTGTTAAGCACTTGATAGACATACCGACCTGCGTTTCCCAACCCTTTTTGGCACCAGGAGGCGCTGCTTCGAGTTCAGGCAATGGCTGGCTTACGCTGACCATCTTCTCAGCCAACACTTCGCCATCACCCCACGCAATATAGCCGTGAACGAATGAGAAAGGATTAACTGCCCAAGTAGAGTCATCTTCGATCTCGGTCTGCTCTGCACCGAATACCCAATGACCTGTTTTGTCCATCTTGATGATGACAGTGCCTGCACCGCCTACATCGGTTTCAATGGTACGCAACGCTGTTGCTAGTGACTTTACTGAAGGAAGGTTTGCACCTGAGAATGTTGTGATATTTGACATGATTTTTAGTCCTTATTGAATTTTAGAAAGGGCTGCGGTAAGTTGCTGCCCGATTTGTAATACCGCCGGTCTTGAATCTGACTCCTCGACCAACGTACTGCCACTGCTTACTGCTACTACTTGATTGGCAGGCAATTGCTTACCATGCTTTTTCAATACTTTTTCTGCCTGAGCAGGCGATATTACTTTAGTTGTTAATAGCTCCTCCTCGGGTATACCCTCGTTAAGCATTGCAACCAAAGCCTGATCATCGTCAGCCCATTGGCGCGTAGCACGCTTAGCGACTAACTTCCAGTCAGGCACAACAGCGCCGGCTTCTAACATGGTGTGCGCTAGGGCGCGTAGGTCGGTAATCCATTGTTCTAACATACTGGCTTTTGTCAGATAACGACTAATTTGCATAGCATCAATGTCGCCAATGGCTAGAGCTAAAGCGCGGTCGGCCATGCCTGTCATCTTAGGGCAAGTAGGCTTGGCAGCACACCAACGGCAATGATCACCTGCGTTTAGTGGCGCGTCAGGCATTTGGCTGATCTTGACCGCCGTTGCTAGCTCCTGCTCAAACAGTTTGATGCGTTTAGTTGTTGTAACCCAACGCTTTACAGACGGCGGTTGCACAATGATGCACTCGATTTCTTCTATGTCCTTAAACACCCATTGCACCTCGGGTGTCCGCATAGCTGCGGCGGCATAAAACATCAGTTGAGGATTATCTTCTGCGCCCACTGGAACTCCGCTACCAAACTTCCAATCCAAAATGAAAGCGCGTTTCCCAATACGACCAAGCAAATCGGTACTGCCAAACACACCAGGCAAAAGGTCACCAAAGCCAACACGTGTTTCGGTCGCATATTCCATCTCCTTATTTGGGTCAATTTCATCTAAGGCTTTAAGAGCAGGGTAAATCTTCTCATCAAGCAATTCTTGGGTTAGGCTAATGCCCTCATACTGCATACCGATCAATGACTCAGGCGTTACGCCATCGGCAAGGATCTTATCCATGACGCTATGTAAGAGGGTGCCTTCGTCAGCGTATTTGCTGCTAGGCTTGGAAGGCATCTTGTCGCACAAGGCTACAGAGCCTGGGCAACTGATAACACGTTTGGCGGTAGAACCACCAACTACACGGGAATGTTGGACTACATCGTTCATTTTGTTTCCTTTACTTTAGTTGACTGAGATTAAACTTTACCACAGCTTTTTAATCTGTGCTAAACTTTTTAACATGAAAACACAAAATAAACCTGAAAGAGAAACAGAGATTGAAAAATACTTTGTTTGGGCCGTTGCCTCGATTGGCGGCAAGACTTATAAATTTAAGTCTGTTAGCCAGCGTGGGGTTGCTGATCGAATTGCTTGTTTGCCTAATGGCGATACGTGGTTTATCGAGATCAAGCGTCCTAAAGGCGGTCATCTATCGCCTATGCAAGATGTATTTGCGGATGAAATGTGGTCGCTAAAGCAAAAATACGCTTGTTTATGGACTAAAGAGCAAATCATGCAATGGATAGTTGACTTATGAAGTTACGCGATTATCAGGAAACGGCAGCCGATTTCTTGTATGAGAACAACCGCGCTATGATCCTCGCGCCCGTAGGCGCTGGCAAGACGGCGCTAACGCTTGCAGCCATGCAAGACGCCATCAAGCAGGGGTTAGTCAAGCGTTGGCTTGTCCTTGCCCCTAAGCGCGTCTGTACGGATGTGTGGCCTGTAGAACAACCCAAGTGGGCATCAGGGTTATCCCTAAGTGTTGCGGTAGGCGCGCCTGCTGCGCGTCTTAAAGCGCTGCGTAGCAAGACTAACGTGGTGGTAGTTAACTACGACAACATTGAATGGCTAACAGAACAATTCTTAGATTTTGACGCCGTAGTGTTTGATGAGCTAACCAAGCTCAAGAATCCGTCAGGCAAGCGCTTTAAGGCATTAGCTAAGGTAGTAGACACCATCAACATCCGTTGGGGGCTTACAGGCTCGTTTACAAGCAATGGGCTTGAGGATGTGTTCGGGCAATGCAAGATCGTCAATCAAGATCTGCTTGGGCGCGCTAAAGGTGCGTTTATGCAACAGTATTTTGTCCTAGTCAATAAGGACTTTGGCGAGTGGGAGCCTCGGGTAGGCTCATTAGGAAAAGTTATGGAACGAATCAAACCTGCAACATTCCTGTTAGACGCAGGCGAATACGCTGACAAGCTCCCGCCATGCCACGTAATTGAAATGAAATGCGATTTGGCTGACCGCGAGCCGTACGAGAAAATGAAAAAGGATTTTGTCATTGAGTTTAAGGACGTACAGATCACCGCAGTCAATGCAGGCGTGGTCACAGGCAAGTTGCAGCAGATGGCAGGCGGTTGGGTCTACGAAACGGTTACAACGGCATCAAATCGCCCTGGGCGCATGAACGTGACTAAGACGCCTATGTGGTTTAGCACTCACAAGTTTGACTTGCTTGATGAGTTGCTTGCGGAAAACCAACACGCCAACACCATCATTGTCTACAACTACGTTGAGGAATTGGCTGAACTCAAGCGTCGTTACCCCAACGCCCAGACGATCAATGACACTAGGGCCATTGAGCGTTGGAATGATGGCACGGTAGAGTTGCTATTGATTCACCCTAAGTCAGCAGGGCATGGCCTCAATCTTCAGCATGGCGGGTGCAAGATGGTCTTTGTATCCCTGCCCTGGAGCCTAGAGTTGTACGAGCAAACTATTGGCAGGTTGCATCGCAGTGGTCAAAAGCATGATGTATGGGTTTACCTTTTATTGACCAATAAAACGATTGATTTGAGGATTTGGGACGCTCTGAAGGATAAACGGGCGTTATCTGATATTGCACTTGAGGAATTGAAATGAACAATGAACCAGTAGCGTGGATTAATTTAAATAGATTCAAGGATGAAGCATTGTATTTAGCGGATTGTGTGTCCGAAAATGAAGTGGAAAACATGGGAATTACAACGCCACTCTACACCCATCTAGTAAAAGAACTAACAGATGAGGAAATAACAGAAATCTTTGATACAACTTTTCAAGTGCGTGATTATCAAGATTCTTTTATTAAGTTTGCTAGAGCAATACTAAGAAAGGCTACAAAGTGAAAAGATTAATGCAACTAAAAGCAAAGCTAAAGCTAAAGCAAGCTGAAAGCGTAATTCGGGTGCGTAACTATGGCACGGCGGCTAGGGCGTTAACTAGAACCATTGAAGAAATTAAAGCCCTTAAAGAAAGGATTAAAAATGAAGAAGCTAAGTTGGCGGGCGTTAAATAACCAACTTTCCATGATGAGCGAGGCTGAAGTGTTGTCTTTGCTTGATTTTGAAAAGTTAAATGAGAAGCGGTCGTCTGTATTGCAACGCTTGCACCAGCGCTATAACGTCTTGCGGGTGTCCCGCGAGCGTATTGAGCTTATGAGTTTGGCGGTAAAGCCATGACCGCGCCCGACTTTAGCACCTGGAGCCGTGAGAATTTAGAGCGTTTTGCACAGCAAAGTTTTACAGAAATAACCGAATTAAAAAAAGAATTAAAGGACGCCATTGAGGCCTATCGTCAACTTAACAGGAGTTTGAAATGAAAAAAATGATACTTTTGGTGCCTTTTGTTATGTGCGCTTGCACATCAATACCGCCAGTTCAATATCAATCCGCAGCCCCCATACAAACTTTGATTATTGACCCAAGCGTCCAGGCGATGTCTAGGAGCGAGGTTATTCTGGCTAGTCAAGAATGTACGGGTAATAATATGCGGGCGGTGTTAGTATTTGCAAAACGGCGTATTGGATCGTCTAGCCTAAGCACCGACATTATTGTTGATGTAGCTTGTCATCCTAAACCCGTTAGTATGTTTTGACCTGAAAGGGGATTGAATGAATAACGAACATATATGGACTGCATCTGGTACCAATATAGAAGAACGATGGGCTAAAAAATACGGGTGGATACGCCCGTCTGAACTCTTAGAATACCAAGCTAAATACAAATATTTTCAAGAATTGCCATTACGGCGTTTAGACGATATTGCCAAAATAGAATACGAAATGGCGCTTAAAAAAGCTAGAGTAGCTCGGGTTAGATGACTAACGATGAGTGCATGGCGTTTGCAGGGATACTGATTGTAGCGATGGGTTTTATTATTGTTTACTTAATTACGCAAGAACCCTAAGCGCTTTATCTGTCTTTGCTAGGCGGTCATCTAGACCCAGCGCGCCGCCATTGATACGTTTGGTGATGGTGACTGCATCACCCGCGTCTGCTAGGGCGTTTAAACCTTTCTTGTTCCAAAACCACCCTGCGGATAGCGTAGCGTATCGTGGATCCAACAATAGAGTAGGGTCAGCAAGAAGATCAACATTAATACCCGATCCGCAGTTTGCATAGTTTTCCTTGCCAGTCAGTTGAATCAAACCCCTGCCTAAGTATTTAGCAGCTTCTTCTTCGCTAGTATTACCTAAACGCCCGTTGTATACCTTACCAGCAATTTTAGCGGGCTGACGGGCGTATTGATCAGCCACTTCTTTAGTAGGAAACCGGCTAGGCCATGTTTTCATTAGCCCTTCAGCGCTGTAATTGAGGTTTTCTTGCAGAGTCTTAAAGTTGCCCGACTCATGGGCGCATTGACCAATAAATGCTGCCTGGCGCACAGGCGTAGAAATATCGTATTTAGCAAAGGTTTCTTCCAAAGGAGCTAACCATTTATGGTCAATCCCTAAAGCATCTAACTGGTCATAGGTCATTCTTTTTTAGCTTTCATATCCATTATCTTCTCCAAAGTGCGACCCCCGAAATAGAAAGACATAATCAACATACCCCACTGCCCAAGCAGCTGTACATATTCAGAATTGACATCAATTTTAGCCGCAGACAAACCAGCAAAGATAAAGTACCCTGCTAAGATTGCTATGAGAGTCATGGGGCGTATATTTTTGGATAACCAACTATCACTACCCATATCTGCTGCTTGTCGTTTTGACAGTTCTTGCGCTTCAACATTGTCTGCTTGCAACTCAGCCATCCTGCCTTGTTGTTGTATTTCTAACAACTTGGCTTGTGCTTCAGCTTTTGCAGCTGGATCGGGTATAACTTTGTCTAGGATTTTCATCCCTACACTAATGATGTCATCTACTCCAAACATTATTTTCTCCCTTTTTCTCGTTCTTCAAGCAATTGAACTTTTACTTGAAGTTGATGGATGTCTTTGTAAACTTCTTCTTTAAGCCTATGTCTTGCTTCAGCAGAAAGAGGAGAGTCAGTTGGTACATTTTCCTTAGTAATCAAAGCTGGCATCTGCCCTTCAATCTTGGTAAGGCGTGTAGAAAAGTCTGATACTTGACCTAATAACCAAGCCAAACACGCTACAACAATTGGCAATACCGCCTTTAAAATGTCTTGAATATTCATATTCACTCTAAATAACTGTAAATGGTATATAAAATTATGATTATGGTTGCTACCCATGTCCACATTAGTAAGTCATCTTTCATCGCCACATACCCCAAGTTAATTCATAAGCAATCCAGCCAGCAAATATGTAACAGAGCAACATAACGCTTTTCATGACCCGCCTGTCGTGTTGTTCTAAATACCTATCTTGCCGTTCTTCCCACTGCTTTCTAGCTTTAATACCTTGTATTTCATCCCAAGCATGACTACCGTACTTCTTGGTAATTTGCTCTTGAATCTTTGCTTCTGACTGCCGTGCTATTAAAAGTTGTTGCCACTCGTCTACGGCTTCAATAATGGTTGCGGTATCAGGATTAACTTGCCTAGCTTTTTTTCTAGAATCTGCCCTTTCTTTTGCTGCCTTATCCGCTACCTCTAATACGCCATCAATTGCTTTGCTAAGTTCTTGACTCGCCTTTACTGACTCATTAATGCTTTTGGTGACTTGTTTGACACCATCTGTTATTCCGAATGGGTCTGACATACATCATTTATCTGCTTTTTGCTCTAGCTTTTCATACAGCTTGTCTAACAACATTTCAATACGATCAAAACGCTCTTTAATTTCGTCTTTTTTGATGTAATTGGTTGGTAGATTAATCTCGATCTGCTTTACATCATTCTTTAAATTTTGAACAGAATCCCAGATTTGGCGGGCAAACCAACCAAGGCTAGAAAGGGCAGCAGCACCGCCGAGGTTGATAATCATTTGCCAATCCATGTTTATCTCGCAAGTGCATTTTGATTTTGCTCACTTGGAGCTAAATTATTAACAGGTTCAGTTGCAGCAGCTCCAGCAGCGCGAGTTACCCAAGCGTTCCATTCTTTACTATTTGACAAAACTTTAAGGACTTTAACACGCTCTTGTGCTGGCAACGTATTAAGCAAATCGTTCATATTTTTGCCATTTTCAGCGCCCTTAATAAGCGCCTCCATTGTTTTTTGATTAACTTTGCCTTCCGCAACTTGGACAAATTTCTTAGCCAACGCCGTTTTGTAGCCTACAAAGCCTGGAATTTTGCCTGAAACGCTTGGTTCGGTAATTTCTAAAGCTTTGCGACCAGCTGCGATACGTTTAGGAATGTCAATAACATCACGTTCAACTTCACCAGCAACTTTTTGCAATTTGACCATTTGATCGCCCATTGTTTTGGCAATATCGTAATTGCCTGGGCCAAAAATTTCTTCGATAGCTTTAACATTATTGCCTTTAATAAGCTCAATAAAATCTTTAGGTGATCTTTTGTACAATTCCATTGCGGTAGCCGCAAGATCTTTTTGCTCAATTTGACGCATACCGGCAGCGTGGGTAGATAAATAATCACGCCAACCTTTGCCACCAGCTGCTTCAATAGCGTCATCAACCAAAGGACGAACTTGACCCAACATATCAGCAATACGTTTGCTTTGCGTACTTGGGTCTAATCCACCTGAACGCAATTCAGCTTCAATCGTATCGTTAATACCTGTTTTTCGTAATTGGTATAAATCTGCTGCATTAATAACACCGCCATTACGCGCTGCTAGGTCTTTAAGTTGTTGCTCAACGCTAGACAATACTTTGACTTGAACTGGGTCAGCGCGGGTGCCAGGAGCTGTAGCCAAACTACGCAATTTGCCCGTTACACCGCTAATATCTAATGGATTTAAACCATTTGCTTTTAAATCAGCTACTTTAGCTTCAGCAATTCTTGCGGCTTCACCTTGCGCCAATGATTCTGCGGCGGCTTGATTAGATAATTGATCAGCTTTTTCAGGCATATTGCTTAATGGGTAATCATTCATTAGATTACCTGGCTGTGGGCTAATAGCACGACCTTTAAGCGCTTCTAAACGGCGTACTTCATCCACATTAGCCGCCGCAGCTTGACGAGCTGCGTTAGCTTCTTGTTGCAATGGGATGCCAACTTGACCGCCTACGTTAGCCGCCAATAAATTCTGTTCACGCATTGGCGTAGTAACTTGGTTTAGTAGTTTGTTGGTCGCTTCACGACTTCCTCTAGCTTCGGCTTGGTTAGCTCCACCAGCTAAGTTAGCCAAAATGTCAAACTGATCTTGTGCTTGTTTAGTTTTTAAAGTGCTAAATACGGCTTTTTTATCTTTGCCTTGGATGACATCATTAAATGCTTGCCAAACGTCGTTGTCGATGTTGTACGTAGCTTGTGCGGCGGTAATATCTAAAGGTGCAGCTCCGTTGGCAGCGCGGATTGCATTAATTTGTTCGCCAGCCATTTCACGGGCTAATTTACCTGCTTGAACATTAGGTAATTGCCCTGCTGCTAAGTCATAAAGTTTGCCGCCAACTTTAGTTAATCCTTTAACTACGGGGGCTACAACAGTAGGAACCGCCGCGCCAATAACAACACCTGATTCAAAATCATTAGGGTTAACGGCAGCTGCTGAAGCACCACCTAAAGTAGCGCCGCCAGCAGCTCTAACACCTGTTGCAACTGCTTTTTCAGCCAATGTAGTAGCTGTCGGTAAACCTGTTCTAAAGCCACCTGAAGCAATAGATTCAGCAATAGGGGCGGTAAATCTAGCCACAGCAGGTATAGCATTACCAACGGCTTTAATTGGCGCTGCAATAGCGCCGCCAACAGGATATGTAGCTAAAGCATTACCAACAATACGACTTGAAGGCGCGGTTATATTTTCGCCATAAGTAGCTTCATATTGTTTATCTTGAATGTCCGCTAAAGCGTTAATTTTTTCACGGCGGCTCATTTCGCCTGGTGGCTTTGGCAAAACATAATCAACAGCGCTTGCGGCTAACTTTAATCCGGTGTCAGTGACATCTTTAAAACCTTTATAAAGCCCAGCGCCAACGCCAATAAGCGGATCTTGACGTAATTGTGTTTTAGCTTCTTCCCAACTTCTAGGAATAAAATTTGATTCTTCCGCAGCTACATTTTGACGTACAGAAGGCATAGCTTCCGCAGGCGCGCCTAATTTGCCAATATCGTAACCATTAGATTGCAATTTAGCAGTTAAATCAGTTTTGCTCATGCCATCAGGCACGTTTCTTAACAAGGTACCATCTGGTAAACGGACATCCATGATGGATCCTTTATTTCAAGCTATTAAAGTCAATTTCACCGCTTGCGGCTGGATTTGCACTACCGCCAGCTGCTTTAGTTTTTGCACGTTCTATGCCTTTGTTAACAACACCTGCGTATTCTCTTGCAGCCGTTATAAATTCTTGTTCACTTTGGGCTAAACGCATACGAGTTTTAGCTGCGGTTGCTTTTTCACCTTCTTTTTCAGTAATAGAACCACCGCCTTTAAGCGTATTGTAAGCTTCTTCAAACGCGCCACCCATAACTTCATCAAAACGCGCTTTAAAGTCAGATGCAGCTGATCCAGGCATAAGTTGTTCAACACCTGGTATTCCAAGTGTTTTCCAGCTTCCCATACCAACAGCGCCTTTAAATCCTGCATGAGGCGCCGTGCCAGCTTGAACTAATTTACCATCTTTATAAACTGGAGGTTTACCAACCATTTCATAAATTTTACGTTCAAGTTCTTGACCTGTAGCAATAGCTCCAGGTAAATTAAGCTCTGCTGTAGCAATAGCTTTGCCTTTAGTTGTACCACTAGCTTTAGCTGCGGCAAGCGTACCTTGTAAATCAGGATTATTTTGCGCTGCTAAATTTTGACGAGCAACATCCAAATGACCACCTTGAATACCTTCAGTAGCTCTGTTATGGCGTAATTGTTCAGCCGCTGTTACGCGTTGTTCTACTTTCATACCCATTTGAGTAAAGTAATCTGAACGTTTATCTATAGGAACAGCGGTAGCTTGTGCAAACTGTTGTTGCGCCACTTGCGGTGTTATTTCACCTCTTTTAACCGAATCTTCTAAATGCGCTTGAATATTAGCGTTTGAGGGGTTAAACGCAAGATTACCTATGCGCTCACGAAACAAATCCATTTTTTGCTTATCTATTTCAAAACCGGTTTTAGTAATATCACCTTCAAGTTTACGTCCTTGCAACGCGTCAGCCCGTAGTTTTAACGCTGTTGCAGGGTCAAGCGCGGCTACTTGTTTAAATCCTTCAGGGGTACCGACATCAATCCCTTGCGAATATAATTTGCGTAATTCGTTTTGAACGCCTATGCCGCGTTGCATTTCGCCAATTTTCATAGCTTCGCCAACCGAAGCTAATTGGTTTATACCCGTTTCAATTTGCGGATTTTTAGCTTGTAGGGGGATATTTGGATCGATTGGCATATTTATTCCTTTAACCTATTGCACTGCCGCCGTATGATGAGGATTGAAAATCACCCGTAGTTCCTGGCGTTGTACCATAATAATTAGCTGCTTGCGTTTGTGGCGCAAATCTATTCAATAATTGATTAGTGTTATACATACTAACGCCTTGACCTATAGCGTTTGCATACGCATTAGCAGAGCCAACTTGACCTGCTGCGTTAGCATTAGCCGCGCCTGTCATTAAGTTGGCAGTGTTGGTTGCACCGGCGCCAATGTTAGCGGCCTGTCCAGCCGCAGCAGCTTGGCCTTGACCTGATAAAAACTTCAACGGATCAAGTAAATTAGCGCGGTTTATCTGATAGCGGTTAAACGCGTTGGTGTACTCTTGCGATCCCATTTCTTGACCATAGCCTGTAGCGGCTCTTAGAGCGTTGCCAGAGATCAAACCACCTCTAGCCGCAGCCGTTGCGTTGAGCGCTTTCATGCCTTCTCTAAGCCTAAACGCGTAGCCTGGATCCATAGTGGAGGCCGTAGCAGGGTTAAATTCTTCAGTTAATCTGCCGCCAGGCTGACTCATTTGGGATAGTTGGTTTAGGGCAGTCGTACCCGCAGCCCGATATGGCTCCGAAAGAGCTATTTGTTGTTCTGTAGCTCTACCTTGGGCATCCGCAGCGTATCGCGCAGCGTCGGCTTGCGTACCCGCCGCGTTTTTAGCCGCTTGTGAGCTTAAGTAAGCCCCTCCAAGAATTGCACCGCCGACAACTGCCGCACTCGCTGATATTCCCGCTGACATATTAATTCTCCTTTATAGCCCAATACCAAAATTAACAAGCATCATATCCCGATAATTTAGCAATAATTCTTCGTTTTCGTAAATATCTTGACTTGCCACTGCATAAATATCATCGCCAATCTTTATTGGCATTAGATTGTTTTTATGTGAATGGTTAACAAATCTACCGCCTGGCGTCCGTTTTCCGTCTAATCTACATGGGCAAACAACTTCCCACATTCTAAAGCTTTTTGTCGCAAATAAACCATCACCATGAATTTTTGATGGTTTAAGCGCCGTAAAATATTCTTTTGGCATTTCCATTAAATCATGCTCAATAGATACTATTTTATCTACTTCTGTTTGATCTAATCCAATTTGAGTTAAAAACAGTTCATAGTCACTTTTAACTTCCGCAAGTTGCTTTGGTATGCGATTGGACATTAACCCACATTCAGGAATAACGTACAGGCGTTCTTCAATCGTTGCAATATCTTGGCAATCATCAGGGTTATCATAAATATCGACCCAAACCAATTCTTCATCAAAGACATGACCAGCACGTTTGGCGCCAGCCAGTACGTCCATTTCAAGCGGCGCCGTTAGTATTTTAATTTCATCGCCGATATTAACCGCAATCGTACCTTTTTCAAGCCTAACTTTATATGGCGTCTTATGCTCGGCACCTACGATAACGGTATTGGGCGGGGCAATCATGGTACGGATGTACTTGCCAGGCTCAAACGAATGTAAGTATTGAACATCCGCTTGGGGTCTTTTTAACAATTCTTCTTGCAAGAGTTCTATTTTTTCACGCAAAGGCACTACCGGCAGGAAATTAAACCCTTTGCCATAAGTGACGTTGACTGTATGTTGCATTAGCTTGAGATCTCACGGCCGTTAGACCGAATAGTGATGGAGGTAGCAGCGCTAGCGATGGTGGATATAAAGCCACCAGGTTCCAACGCTTGTCCAACAATCTCAGGAAAAGCATACGTTTCTCCTGCGCTCAAACTTTTAGCCTTAATGATTAAGTTGTTATTGCCTGCCGTACCCGCTACCGTAACGAGGTTCACACTAAGCGTAGCGCTAGACGCGCTATAGTTAGTAGCCGTAAATTTGTCAATAATAGTCGTGATGTTATTGCCCGCAGTGTATTGCGTAGTTTGCGTATTTTCAGCAATCTTGGCAGGGATCAGAACCTTGACGTAAACAGTCATAAATTATCTAATTAACGCTTTTATTTCGTCAGCAGTTAGACCAAGTGTGGCTAATTTAGCTAATGCAGAAGTTTTTGTATCAATGACTGCCTGTGCATCCGTTTGTGCTTGTGCAGTTACGGCTTGTAGGTTGTAAGCTACTTCATTACCGTCTGCATCGTAAGCAGTATTGCCTACTGTGCGGACTACATTAGGGTAAAGTTTGTAAATTGCTGAAGTAATATCAATCATCCTGCAATCTCCATTAAAGTTAATGTTACTATTCCAGGATATCCAAAATACCCTACATTAAAACTAAATGTTCCAGCAGTACCATCAGGATTAACTCTGTAATATGGTTGATAATTTACAGCAGTAGTTGTTGCTGGAGAATCTAAATACATAAATGAATGAGGAACTAAAATTGCACTATTTGGGCCATAAAATCCATAATCTTGTCTAGCTGTTGCTGAGCTTATCATTACAGAATAACCGCCACTATTGATTTGACGATAAATTTTTACATCACCAGCAACTCCAGAGTTATTTGTATAAACATCGCCACCAGTAATTGATAACAAAATTTTGCTAGTAGAAAATTTAGGTGTAATTGTTCCAATTAAAGCACTTGCTTGATAAGTTGTAGAGGTAGTTGAAGTAATTGAAGTAGTTGTTGTTTGAACCACTTGCAATACACTACCAGCACTAGCTTGTGTAGTAGCGTTGTTAAATGTAATTCCACTTGTACCGTTAAGGGTTAATGCCATGATTACACCTCAATGGCTCGTAAGCCTTCTAAAGTTGTAGCCGCATCAGCTAAAGTTGTAATATTACGCAGTCTTTTCTTTTCAGCCACGATAGCCGTTGTAGAGGTGTTAGCTTCTTGAGCCCGCTGAAACGCTACATCTTGTGCGGCTAAGAGTGGCTCACGCTCTGCTCGTAAACGCTTCTTAGTGATGTCTTTAGCTTTAGCTAGGCTAACAGTAACTACTCCGTCAGCCAGTTCCCAAGCATCAAAGAAGTCATTGTTTGTTGGTAGGTCAGAAGTATTAACAATTAAAGAACCAACAGGGGTATCTTTAGCTTGTACGGCTTCAATTGAGATTTCGCCAGTAGGGATGCAAACTGATACACCGCCATTGGAGTTTGTGAAGATGATTGCTTGTGTCATTTTGATTTCCTTTTTAACCTGTAAAAATTGCACTAATAATTGCAGAGTTGGATACGGCTGGGGTGGGTAGACCAGTTCCAATAACGCAACTACCAGCTAAATAAGTTGATGCTTGTTCAGTAAATGCTAGTTTATAAGCACCACTAACTCCTATTTGCCCATCAACAGAAGCGGTAACACAAGCAGCATAATTAGCAGAAGAAAAAGCAGTAGTAAAGTTTACTTGGTAACGACCTGATGAAAGGTATGTAACAGAAGTTACATTGTATGAAGCATAAATTGTTTGAGCAATTCCATCATATTTAACCCAAGCCTTTGCACTACCTTTAATACAGTTAGTAGTTGAAGTGCTATTAGTCCCATCCGTTAAGGTTGTGCCTTGAAGCGTTGATGTAATTAGTGTGCCAGCCATGATTTATCCTTATGAACCTAAAACTGTAACCATTACACAATCAGAATCTTCCGCAGGAGAGCCATTTGTATATAAAACTGTAACTTGAACGCTGGTTGTGGTTACAACTGAAGCTAAAGCCGCATTGCCATACAAACATACAACTCTAAGTGCCGTTGCAGAATTTCCGTCTTTAAAATGAGCCATACCTGAAACAGAATAATTTGCGTTAGACATAGCGGTTGTGTAGGTTATCGTATATAGACCGGTGCTATTTCGAGTTACTGAACTAACATTAAATGACCCAGCAATAGATACAGTAGTAACGCCATTAAACTGAACCCATGCTTTAGCAATACCAGTCATGCCGTTTTGAGTGGCAAGAACTCCGCTAGCCGCGTTTAAAGTAGACACACCAGTTATTGTAGATGCACCGCTTATTGTCGTAACATTTAAAGTACCAGCCATAATATTTTCCTTAGACGATTACCCAATATGAACCAGTTGGGATAGATACAGATACGCCCGTATCGATTGTAATTGGCCCAGCGCTCATTGCATTACGACCTGTAGTGATTGTATAGTTAGCGGTTACGGTCTGTTCATTTTCAAAAAAAATTTGATTAGTACCGCCACCTGTAGCCCCGCCACCAATATTTGACCATAAATGAACTTCATAAGTACCTACAACCGTAGCATTACCGCCTGGGTTTGACGCCATAGTGTAACTAAACGAAGTGCTACTAATATAAGTAATATTGTACGAACCGTTGTACGCAGCAGGCGTAGCGCCTGTAACGGTAATGTAATCGCCCGTAGATAAGCCATGAGTGCTAGCTGTAGTCAAAATGGCGGTCACCGTGCCAGATAATTGAAGCGTAGAGATAGTTTGACCAGCTACAGTGGTGTTACCCTCATACTGGTCAGTTGTGCTGTTGTAGCGGATCATGCCATCTACAGGGGTTGTAGAGCGATTAGCCGTAGGCCCAGCCGGAATCTGCATCTGCGTGACACCATTAAAAGTGACAGTGCCAGTTGCGGTTAGATCGGTAAATACGGCAGTCCCTGGGTCAATATTGCCAATGGTAACGCCGTTAATGCTACCGCCAGTAATGATGACATTACTAAAGTTAATACCTAAATTGATATTGTCTACAGTCCAAATTAAGGCGTCTGTGCTGTCTTTTAGTATAAATTTATACGCATTAGCAGGTAAAAGCCAAAGATTACATTCGCCCCTAGAATCCAAAATAATAGGGTTAGTATTACTAACGGTGCCAGTAGAATCTTGATAGGTAGCTAGTGGAGTAGAGGTACCCGCAGCGTATGTATAAACTTTACCCCCTACTAATGGTACGCCAGCAGCAGTAAAAAACTGTTGTTTGGGGGATGGGGTCAAAAATGTTGTCATAAATTACCTCGTAGCTTTCGCGCTAGTGTATCAGAAGGGTAGGTATAAAAAAGCATATTTAGTCAGTAGATGGCGGGTTAAGTTGCAAATCTAGCAAAGTAATAGCATTTCCACCTGCCCCTGTTAATGTGTATATATTAAAGAAAAAACGATACCATTCATTAGAAATTAATCCTGTATCAGGATCGACTAAAGGAACCCGTGGCGCGGGGATCGTAGTTAACGTATTAGGCATTTGTACCATTCAGTATTAATTCGGCGCCCATAATCACTATCTTATTTGGGTCTGTGCCTGAAATTTCATACACGCGGTCACGAAGTTTAACGGTCATACCAAGGCGACGCCAAATAGCACGTTGATAATAAGCGCCTATTTTGCCTACAGAAACCCAATGCTCATTTGACCAAGTATGACCACCATCATCTGACCAACGAAGCATTACTTGTGGATCCTGCGCTTGCCCTGTGTCTGTACCAACGCCTGACTCGCAATCAAGTTGTAAAGAATGTTGTGCGGTGCGTTTTAGGTTATTAGTGCCTGTAGGAAGCGCTCTCCATGAACGAACCCATTTTTGCACTGCACCATTATCGTCATAAACATCTAAATCAAAAGCATAGATATTGCCGTTTAAGTAGTCGCCAACAATGGTTTTGCTTTGGTAGTTCATCTGACAGTTTGAACGATGGCGGGTAAAAAAGCCATCTTCAAAACCTGCACGCTCATGCCACGCGCTTGTAGCTACATCAAACACCCAAGTTTTATTAACGGTTGGGAATATCAAGACATAAAACGCATGGCCTTCTTGCTGGTACGTATAGGCAAGGGCATTAGATACATCGCCATAACTTTGAATGGCGTACTCAACAGCGTGGGTAGATACGCGTCTACCACGATAGCCTTCACCACGATAGACGATACCGTAGCCACGGGGGTCATTGCCAAGCCAAAACAGCGTGTTATCGAGTTTAGCTACCGAGTAAGGGGCTAAGCACCCTAACTCGTTAAACGCGCCTTGGATACGCGCAAAAGGGAAGTTGGCGGTACCTGCGTTGTACCATACCTCAATCGTATCGGTACCAAATACCCAAAGCTCGCGTTGGTCTACGTTAATGGCTTGAACTAAGTCGGGCGATCCTTCAGCGCTAGCAAACGCTAAAGGTTCAATAATAGTGCCGTCAAATATCTCAGTAACCCATAGTTTTTGGCTGTCTGGCTCATTAAATACAAAATAGCCGTCTAAATAGCCTACAGTTACCGCGCCAGGGAAGTCTACGTCACTAATTTGTACAAATATATTAGTAACTGTATTGTAAATAAATCCGTCAGGGTTACAAGCAAAAAACAATTGAGTGCCATTATCGGCAATAGATACAGGGCCTGACCCTGTTATGTCGCCTATCTTTGCCGCTTGATAACTAGCATCAATTTTAAAGACTTCACTACCTGATACAACGTAGGCGTCTGCGCCATTAGTTTGACTTGACCATAGGGCGCGGATGGGGCCATTGCCAATAGTGGCAAGTTTGCTCATTCCTGGCGTTCTGTTTAAAAAACCGTTTTCTTTACCTTCAAGAGGTGTAGCTTCTGGAAACAAATTCATCATTACATCGTTTGCCGCATTGATGCTGCGGGCAACATAAGATTGCCCCAAAATATGCGATTTCATTAATAGTTACCGGCAAAGATGTTAAAGCGCTGACGCGTGCCAACAATGCTGTAAGGCAAGGACATAATATCGTCAGGGTTGTTGATGCGTTTCAGATTGCGCTTAGAAGTCATGGCAATCCTAGCTACGTTAGCAGGCGGTTCAACGCCAAATTCAGTAGCTATTTCACACGCTAAGTTGTATTTAAAGCATCTTAAATAACCTGGCGGGAAAGTCAAACTGGTTGCTAAAGTAGTTGGTTGTGTTAACTCAGTAACCGAAATAAAGTGCCATTCCAATGCTTTTATAGGCACTGGGTAAACGTACATATCAATATTAGGGTAATCCATGTTAATCCACATTACTTGTGGATATGTGGAAGTCACCGTTTTAACCGCAATACCATCGTATTGCTGTTGGTTAATGATCTTAATACCAAACGAAATGCCGTTAGTTGGGTCTTTAAAATAAGTGGCATCATCAAGCAAAATAGGACGATTACCTACAAAGTTACCTGTAGGGCCTAATGTTCTATGAATTTGATTAGCTGTCCAAGTAAAAACTTGATCTTGAGTTGAAAAGACGGTCAAACGCTCAGTATTCCATGAATCAATCATTTGATCCAAAGCACTAAGCGCGTCATTAGAAGTATCGGCAGAAGGCGTTTCACCCTCGGCAAGCATACCGATTAAACGTAATGCTGCGTTAATTTGATCACCGGCGGTTGTCGCCATAGCCTACTCCTTACTGTGCGGTTTTACGACGTCTTTTTACTTCCAGCGTATTAACAGGAGCCGCAACTTCAGTAGCTTCTTCTACTGTTTCAACTTTTTCAGAAATTGATGGCGTATCGTGAGTATATCTTACCCAACCGTTTTGTTCATCAAATTCTGCTTCTTGTTCCATTGTGGCGACTTTATTGCCGTGGTCAGGATGCTCTAGATAAATAAGTGGCATATTTTCTTTAGTTAGATAGGGGGCGTACTGCCCCCCTAATTTTAGTTAAAAATAAATTAAGCCTGTGCAACGTGAATAGTTGCAAAATTTATAGTTAATGCTTCACTTAAACTACCTGCACTTGCATTTGAAATTACAACAGTAAACGAACCCGCCGCAACAGTACCAATAGAAAATAAATACGTCCCTGCTGTAGCAGCGCCGCTTGCTAACGCAACAACGGGTACATCATAAGCACTTATAGAACTATTAGTTACAACAAAAGCTACTTCAGCGCCCGCAGCCAACGCAGCGTTATTAGTCACAATTTGACCAACAGATGCGTTAATTGTTACGCCTGTTGATTTACTTGTGGCTTGTGTAACGGTTGATGGCGCTGTACTACTTGAGCCAGTATTGTAGCCAATCTGACCTGTACCAGCCAAAGCGTAAATATTACTTGAACTTTTTAAATCTTGATCTTCAAAAGCTACGCCCATTGATTTGGTATTACCCATAATCTATTCTCCTATAAAATCCCGCCCCGAAGGGCGGGGGTATTACATTAACCAGCAATACGATAGAAAACGTAAGTTGCTACGTCTGTCTTACGAACACGCCAGTTAGCCGACGTAGCCGCCGAAACGGCTGCTGTACCAACTAACGTACAACCTGTGTTAGCCGTTACAGTTGCAGCGTTAGTTGCGCCTGTATTGATGATAAAAAAGTCAAACGAGCTATTTACCTTCATGCTAGTAAAAGCTGCATCCAAGTCAGTACCCAAAGGAACTGTCAAAGCTGAAGCTGTACCGTTGTAGTTAATAATGCCTGTTGCTAATTCAGCAGCAGTTAAAGTTGCTGCGGCTGCTTTAGCTGTAGGAGCTACTTGCGTAGACATATTAATTTCTGTTAAGTTACCGTCGCCTAGTTGATAACCACCTGCTCCATTTGGAAGTGCCATGATATTGATTCCTTAAAAAATAATTTTAAAAAGCCCCCGCTTGCGCGGGTGCAATTAGATTAGCCAAAAATACGGCAGGCCATCTGTGGACGGATTGTGCTAAAGCCATATAGAACGTCAATACGGCAAGGTAAACGGTCATTATTGATATCATACTGACGTACAACACGCATAGAGATACCGTTATGAACTTGGCGGGAAGCCATGTCAACACCTTGTGGCAACAACAAGTCAGCGGTCGCAAAAGTGATCGCATCTTTGTGGTAAACCAAGTTTTGAGCGTACTGGCTAGAAGCAGAACCCAACATAGTTACTACAGCAGCAGCTACTGGGAATGAATCCACAGTTGCCAATGCGTTAGCAGACGTATAAATCGCTGGGCTAATAGACAATGTAGCTGTAGAAGAACCAGTTGCAGCAGCAGTTACAACGAACTGTTGCAAGCTACCTGTTGACTCACGGGTTTGTGGGTTAACAGCGTATACGCTAGCAATTGTAAATACATCACCTACGTTCCAAGTCTTGCTTGAGCCTGTAAAGCTAATACCTAAAGTAGCTTGGCCTTCAGTAGCAACTGTTGAAGTTACAGTAATAGATGTACCCCAAGCACCAGTTGTATGTTGCTTGATAGATTGGCTCATGTTAACTTCATCAAAGCCTAGTACACCCATACCCATCATGCCGTTCTTAAATTGACGGCTGATTGTGTCTGTAGGATTAAACAGACCTTTCATGCCTTCAACCAAGCCTGCGTTGGCTGCTGGGTTAACAGTAGCGTAACGTGGGGACATAACAGCAGCGTTTTCGTTCAGCTTCTGTTGAGCTTGTAACAGCACCAAAGAAGTAGAAGGCGTTGTGCCAGGTGTGCCAACTGAGTTATAGATTGCTTTGTAGCTGTTTGCTACATCTGCATCGATAGAAGAAGCCAACTGTGAAATACGTGGTTTTAAAACACGCTCTGCAAAGTCATCTAACTGCATAGTCAATTCAGCAGAGGTGAAGTTAACACCAATGTGTTTTTGGCTAGCAACAGACAAAGTTGTGTACTGTTCGTTGTCGTCTTGAACTTGCAAGGCGGCACCGTCAGTTACCAAAGCGCGGTCTGGTAAGCGGATACGAAGGGTTGAACCAATTTTGGCACCTTCAACAGCGAAAGAGTCATCATATTGGCGGTTTACGTTACGTGTGATTACAAGGTTGTTCTCAAGGATTTCAAGAGCTTTTCTTGTAATCATGTCGATGGTTAAGATCGAATTTGACATAATAAAGTCCTAATTAAAAAATAGTTAGCGGTTTCTCTGCGCTTCCCACTTCTTGATCTGACGTTGGCGGTCAGCTTCAATCCACTCTGAAGTCGTCATGCTTTTAATGGCACGCGGATCCGTTGTGTCTGTTGCTGAAGATCCAGAGGATCTTGCCGTAATCGGAGCAATTGGTGCTGGAGCGCTCGAAGTCTTTTTTACTACGGGATTATCAGCTAATTTAGCCTCAATTTTCCCTAATTCTTTGGCCTGCTGAAGCGGCGATAAACGAGAAATACGATCAGCTTCTTTCGGATTAGACCCTAGGTAATAAGCCATATCGGGGCCAACATCGGAAGATTGAATCGTTTGAGCCATCGCGTCAGTGATTGGGAGCTTGGGGTTATACGCAACTTGTTCAAAGTCATCGTACTTATTCCGAGCATCTTCTTCTTTGTCGTGATAGGACTCAATGATCTCAGACTGCATCCTAGCTTGTTCACGCCTAGCAAGCAATTCTTCTGCCTTACGCTCTGCCAATACCTCGGCATACTCGTCAGGTGAATTAAACTGCTCAATCGGCGGGATTTCTACTGGAGTTTTAAGCTGCTTTTCAGCGGCTCTAGCTGCCTGTTCTCTTTCCCACTTACGTTGTTCTCTAGCAAGTCGTTTACCAATAGCGGCGTCCAATTCTTCTTGGGAGAAGGTTTTGGGTGCTTCTGTTGGCTCTACTGCTTCCGGCGCTACTTCTTCAGTTACAGGTGCAGCCGTTGCTACCTGTTCTGGCGCGGCAGTTGAGTCCGCTAAGACTACTTCTTGACTTTCGTCCATTTCGATGTTTCCTTAAGAAACCCTGGTGTATCGCACCAGTACGATCTAAAAAAATTAAACCTGTATTGACGCCACTTTATCCTGGAAGGCTTTAATTCGCTCATCCAAGGCATTTCGGTCTGCGTCTATTTGTCTTTGTTTTGCCTCTAAATCAGACTGTAGTTTAGCTAAAGAAGCTTCATTGTCAACTACAGCCTTTTTGTGCTTTTCTGCCGCTTTTGTTAAATTGGCTAGATTTGTTTCATACTGACCTTCACGCGTATTTAGGTCTGTTTCACGCGTATCTAAGGCTTTTTTTAGCTCTTTAGAGGCTGCATTAGTTTGTTTAGCCTGGTCTAAATTGATGTCGGCCTCTGCTTTTACGCTATCAGCGTAAGTTTGAGCGTCTGAACGTAGTTTATTGGCGTCCTCAACAGCGGATAGTGCGCCTTGACGTTTAGCCAATTCATCGCATAAAACAGCCATTTTGCCAAGATCTTTTAAAAAGTCTTTGGTGAAATAGTCCATTAACTTGCTAGAGTCAATACCGCTAAAGCCGTTAGAGAGATCCATGTCTATTCCTTACGCGTAATAAGAGATATTGAGCTTGGCACTGCCAGTTTGCTCAATAAATTGAATGTTTTTTAAATTGCCGTCGTACTGTAAAGTGACGCCAGCCGCCAAAGGCATACCAACCGAAGCGGTCGGGGCTACGCCATCATCACGCCACCGAACAGCTTGAGTTTCAGGGGTAATTAAGGCAAAAGTCGGCTTTTGATTAAGCCCAGTTAAGTCAGTGGCAGGCACTGTAAGGCTCTGAGCCGAACTTAGGCTTGTAATCTGTTGATAACCAATACATACGGTTATCGCTTTTAAATTCATAGACATTAATATCTCCCTCGTTCCGTAAATGACCGGAGTTTTACATAAAGTTGTGTCGCCGCAGTAATAATACTACCAAAAAAACCACCTGCAAAGAAAAATCCATTAAAAAAATTACCCATGTTATGCGTCTACTGCGCCTTCGTAATCAGTAAAGGTCTTTAATACTCCATAGATTGCAGGAATTAAATCGCCTTCTAAGTCCTCAATCGCAATGTAATGGGCATTTTCTTTAACTGTAGCCATGTTGCCATGCCTTGCTTCTTCGTTATAGTAAATAGCCACTTGCACTTGGATTTGGTCTTTTGTACCAAAGAAGTTGGTAATTCGTGCATAGGCTTGTGGGGCTGGTACACCGAATTGAGTTGATGCTAGGTTAAGTTTTAATGCCATGATTGCTCCTTAGTAAGTCATTTCTGTTGTACGGATTTGGCAAACTGTACGAATAGTCGTGCTTGCTTGCCCTGTAAAGGTAATTTTTAAACCACCATTGGTTGTATCTGCTGTAACTGCAATAGTCCATGTTGCCGCACCTAAATCAGCGTACATGGAAGTAACTGTAGGAGTACCGACCAAGGCTGTAGTTCCTACTCCAGCACCTCGCTTGATTACACCTTCGATAGTCCAGCCTTTAGTATCTCCACCGCCAGTTACGCCTGATACCACTTCTCCAGTAAAGAAGTAAGCAGAGTTGTTAGGTAGTATTACTTGGTTTGTTCCGCTTGCGGCACTATTATCAGAACATAAAACAGTTGCCGTTGCATCAGTTGTTTGTCTAGCAAGTATTAATAAAGCGGCTTGATTAATTCCGCTTGATTGTGCTACAGGGTTTACACAAGCTGAAAATACATGGTTTCCTGAAATAATTCTAGATGTGCCAAAACTGCCACCCATAATTGCAGAATATTGAGAATTAGATAAATTTCCGTATCCTGCCCCAATAAATGCGGCATTACCTGATGCGTTATTACTAATTCCAGAAACTACTCCTGATGATTGCCCTTGTGATGAATTGACTAAAACAGAACCAAAAGCAAACCCACCACCACCAACAAATGCGGCAGTATTATTTGATGTGTTTCCATACCCACCAACTACAGTTGAATACAAACCACTTGCCACATTCTTAACTCCACCAGCCACTACAGACCAATCCCCACTAGCCACATTCCTATTAGCCGCAGTACCAGCATCACCACCACCACCGATAAATGAATAACTACCAGTTGCTGTGTTATTACCACCGCCTACTACTACGCCATGAGGAGTAAAGAAAGATAAAGTTGATGTAGATGAACCTGATGCGGCTTGGGAAAGGGTTAAAGCTGTTCCTGATATGGCGGCTACATAAGTTTGACCAGTAATAGAAGTACCCGAAATGTATTGACCAACTTTAATGCTTGCATTACTTCCTGACAATGTAACGGCTGTTGTAGCGTTCATCGTGGCAGACTGAGTTGTTACTGCCGCCTGTACTGTTCCGCTATTTGTCCACCCACCACCAATGACTGTGTAAAGACCTTGAGCACTATTTAATTGTCCACCACCAACAAAAGAATATGTGCCTTGGTTAATGTTGCTTTGACCACCAGCAATAACACCCATATATGCTTGGTTGCTGTTGTTGTAGCCACCGTTTATTGCACTGTAATCACCACTTGATTGGTTTCTTGAGCCACCAGAAACAACAGCATAAGCACCACTTGCTACTTGTCCAGCACTTCCTCTATTAGTCTGCCAATCAACAGCATTAGCACCCCTAGCATTACCACCTGTAGCAGTAGAATCAGTTAATTGGGCTTGTAATGCTCCTGTGCCTTTAGGCTGTAAAATTAATGGAATATCCGTTCCTGAACCAGCAGCTTTAATTTGCGGATATGTAGCATTTCCTACTGCTTGAATATATTGTGCTGAAGTAGTGCCAAATGACCCTGTGCCAGTTGATTCTAGAGTTGTGAACTTACCTGTATTTGGTGCTGTATTGCCGATTGTTGGGGGGCTAGATAAATCTAAAGTGCCACCAAGAGTAAGGTTTCCACTAGAAGTAACTGTACCACTTAGCGATATACCTGAAACGGTGCCTGTGCCACCAACGCTAGTTACTGTGCCTGTAGCTGGTGTAGACCATTGTGGAGCAGTTGCACCACTATTGACTGTTAATACTTGCCCTGCTGTACCAATGGATAAT